CAGCCTTGTGCTGCGTTCTCAGGAAAATCTACTATGCCAGTAAATGCACCTTCTATAAGACCTAAACGCTCTACATTGTCTTGTGCTATGGCTGCAAAATTAGGATCAGTTAAATGACGCATTAAAATAGGATTTGTTGCAGCTAAATCCAAACGATTTATATTTTGTCTTTTGTTTCTTTCTTTTAAAATGTTTATAGTTTCGTCACTATTTAAAGAAACTCCGGGTGGAAGATTTAATCGTTCTGCTAATTTTTGTGCTTCACCAGTTTTATCTGGATCTAAGGTAGAAACTGTATGTAAAATTTGTCTTAATTTTTCTTCTCTTTCTTTATTTTCTTGTTCAAATAAATCATCAAATGGATTTTTCTGACTATAGTTTTGGCTTGGTGCTAGTTCGTTTAATTCATCAAATGGATTTGTAGGCATTACTCCTCCTCCTTATACGCAAATGCTTCATCTACATTTTTAGGTTGACCTTTGCGTACAAAATAATCTGCAATATTTCTCTGCGTAACAGGTTTGTTTGCTTTGCGTAAAGACTCTTGTATTAATGTCATTACATCTGGATCAATTTTACTTGTAAATACTCTTACGTTTTCGTCTTTATAAGGTATATCAACATAAACATCTTCTAACCTATCTTGATCAACAAAGAATATATTTTTATCTTTTGTATCACCACCACCAATAAATCCTAAAAACGGATCATTATCAATATTTACATTATCTAATAAGACAGTATTAAGTGCTGTTTGTTTTTCTGCACGAGTTAATTTTTCTTTTTTAATTATTTGTTGTGCGTTAATTTCATTTTTCCATGCTTCTTGTATTGCAATATATCTTTCTTTTTTTTGTTTATTTTTTGATGTATGCAATTTACCCATATCATATTTGTTTAATGTATTTTTCAACATTGTGACATCACCAGTAGCAGCAATAATTTCTGTATCTCCACCATTTTTTAATTTTTCACCTGACGCTAAAAACTTTTTATAATCTGATTTAGATAACAATCCTCTATATTTACCTATATTTTCTGGCAATGTTTCTGTTGGATTGTCTAAAAGTTCTGCGTATGTATTTGTATCAGACTCTTCTGGATGACCATTTTTTAATAGACGTTGATCTTCTCTTGTAAAATCTTCTATGTCGATACCGTTGTCTGCTAATTTAGTCCATGCATTATTTTCTGAAAATGCAATTTCTTTTGCTGCTTCTAAATTAGCGTCATATATTTCTTCTTTACCTTCTTTTTCATCTTTATATATTCTTTCTAGTTCTGCTAATGCATATGTAAGCTGATCTTCGTCTTGTATTGTATTTTTTAATTTTTCTTTTAAATCTGCTAATAATGGCATTTTTGTTTTTTCGTCTACCTTATATGACGGCCCATCGTTAGGGTCATAATCATAATTAATATCTGATTTTAATATTTGTAAATCATTAGCAACCATTGTGGCAAAAGGATTATCAGCACCTATTTTTTTAACCATTTCTTCATTTGTGTAACCTATTACCTTGTCAATTAATTTTGCATTAAATTCATTTGCATATGTAGGGTCATTCTTTACACGTTCTAAATCTATACCTTCTGCTACTAATTCTTTTTTTGCTTTTGAAAAATATGAATCTGCCTTTTTAATACTAAAATGTTTACCAACAAAAAGATGTATTGTTTGATGTTGTGGTATTAAACGTAAACTAGAATCTTCTTGATAATACTTAGATGTATTTTGTACTTGCTCTAAAAATTCTTTAGCATCAGATTCATTTAATTGACTAGTATCTATTTCATCTGGCCTAAAACCATATTTAACAGTTCTACCAGTGCCATCATCAGTATGATTAAAACTATCTAATGAAAATAATTTATTTGCTTTATCTGGAAATGAACCGCTATTAGTATCACCACGATCTGTAAATATTGCATTTGCTTTTATTTCACCTTTTTGTTTCTTATAGCCAGTAAGAATTTTTGACGCATAAGTATTATATGTTGCTGCATCAACTCTACCTGCATCAGTTTCACTATCTAAATATGCTTTGGCATCGTCAAAATCTTTCTTTGCAATCATTTGATTCAAAGTAGATACATTAATTTTATTAATTACTTTTTGTATTAAAGCTGCTCTTTGCGAACTATTTTCTGGCCAACCTTTATTGTCTGCATATCTAGAAGCTAGTAAAAGACTAATAGCTTTGTGTTTACTAAATTCACCAGAACCATCATGCCAATCTTCATAATTCTGCCCGGTTGTATCTGCAATAATATCTATCTCATTTAAAAATTCATTATCACGATATTTTGTAAATTCTGTAATTTCATGCTTAGTCATGAACATATTGGCAGAATTTAATGTACTTGCTGCCTTTGTTTTAAACAATAATTTTTGTCTATCGTTTTCTAGCGATGCTTCAAACTCTTCTGATAGCTTTGTAAGATCTGCTTTTGTTTGATCAAGGACGGTTATAGGGTCATCATTATCGTCATAACTAACAATTTTTATAGCATTCTCACCTTCATAAGATGCATATTTCAATTTTGTTTCATTTACTTTTGCTATAAATTCATTGTGTTTTTGTGTGTATAGTGCGTCATCTCTTTCTGCTTGTAATTGTTGTGCAATACTACTTACCTGTTGACCAAACTGCATTTGGCCTTTTGCCATCTGTTGTAATGCTTGGCCTTTTTCATCCGACATTTGCTGGATGCTACCACCCTGCAACATAGGAGGTGCATTACTTTCTAGCTGAACTGTTGGTACTTCTAATGCCATATTTTATTTACCCCAATGACCACCTTTTGCAATCTGTCCTATAACACCACCTGCTCCTGTCATTAACGTACTACTCATGTTTAAAAACGGACTAACAGAACTAGCAGAAGCAAACATATTACCTGCTGATACACCTAACATATCTGATTGAATATTGGCTTGCACCCCTCTCATACGCATATTTCCTACAGCTTTTACCTTATTAACATTAATAGTCAGCCTATCTATTTCATCCAATACTTCCTGACTTACAGCTACATCTCTTGTACTTCCGTATCCTAAAGTACCTCCTCTTGCAGCAGTAGACGCAGTTCTTTGTCCTTTTCTTATTCCTTGCGCTAAAGATTTAAGTTGCGCCTGTTTATTGTATTGCTTTGATATATGCTGCGCTTGACTTTCAATAGATTTGGCATTTATTTTTGCCATGTATTGTTGGTGTTTAAATTGTAATGCCTGACTTTTTAATTGGTTTTGTCTGAATTTACCTTGAAAATAACTAGCTACACCACCAGAAATCAGGCCACCTACTGACATTACATCGCCAAATTGTCCAAATTTCTTTTGCCATGACATTGTTGTACTTACCTCAACGCATCCCTATTTTATAAATATACATACACTTTATCTGTTTACGGTTACACTATCCACCTATAGCTACTTCTAATGTCATACCTACAATTGTTAATGGCAGTGGATCAGTTTGACGTACAAATAATTGGCCGTTATCTTGCCATGTTGGAGTAACCATAATTTTAATATCCTCTGTTTTTAATCTAGGTGGTGCGCCATATGGTTCAGTTGTACGTTGTTTTGCTTCTACTAATTTATCTGCACTAGGGCCAGCAAAAATACCAGAAGATTCTAATACTCGTAACCATACATGATTTAAATTTTTTACACGGCCTTGGCCAAATGCTTCTGCTTGCAATGACATTGGCATTGTTTGCAGATCACTTTGATATTCTAAACCAACATGAACAACGCTAGATGCTCGTTCTAAAGTAATAGAACCACTAGACACTACTCTTTGTGGATGTACAGCAGCATCTGCCAATATGCTTACTGTTTTGCCTTCTAAATGATCTAAGCCAGAAATAACATTTCTTGCTACTTCAAATGTTGTAATTCCTGTATTACGCAAACTAGCAGGTAAATCTACATCTAATTTTACTGTTGCAACTGTTGCACTAGATGTGGCAGTTATATTGCAACGATAGTAATTAGATCCGCTAATTAAAACTATTGCATCGCCAACATCATCAAGACTTGGTGGTGCATTAAATAAATTATAGTTTGCAGTAATACTAACGCTTTCTCCTCTTGTGTAATTTGTACCGCCAGATATAGTTACTGTCTGGTTTGTGTTTGTATTTGTACCGTTATATGTGCTGCCACAATCTACAAAAAAACAATCTCGTGCTTGTTCAAACAATCTTGTACCTAGACGTTCTACATATTTTTTAGTTGCACCATTAATAGTTCTTTTTACAACGCAATACAATACATCGTCATTACCCTCAGACACTACTGCAACGCTTTCAAATGTACCGTCAGTATCGTGTTGATGCCATGCACCGATAGTTTGTTCTGGAACATATGTAAAACCTAATAATTTACCATTACTACTTATAAACCAAACGATAGGAATAGGAGCTTTAGATAACGCCATATCTGTAACAGTTAAATTGTCAAACAAATGTGGCGCACGCAATGACAAGTCACCAGTAATAAAACCATTAGCTTGCCAGTTATAACCTAGTTCTCTAACGTGACCACCACGAGATGCTGCATATACCATGCTGTTATTTACAATTACTGGTTGTGCATTATTAGCACCAACATATGATTGTGGTTTTACTGATATAGATGTAGGTGTTATAGCATCACTGTTAATAGATGATACTCGCCACTCTGCTGACCCTGTAAGCATAAGCAAGTTTGTTAGTGGAACTATATGTCTTATAGTATTTGATTCACGAGCAGCAACTCTAAATTTAATACGATCATCATCTCGTATCGGTAAACCAAAAGATAAATTACTTTCAGTACCAGATTTTGTCATAAGTATAGTTTGCGGTTCATTATTAGTACCAGCAAATACTCTGCGCTGTTCAAAATAAGATACAGCACCGGGAAAATTATTTGTAGATTGAAATTCGTTTTCGTATATAGGTGGTGTACGAGAAAAATTTGGTGCAATATTTGCATCTATAATACTTGTAGAAGTTGTTTCGCCAAGAAAACCATATATACCAGCTTGTTCTTTATATACTCTGTATTTTGCTGCGCCACTAACTGCGTTCCATGTAATAGTATTTTTAGCTCCTGTTACATAAATATTATTATCAACTGATGCAGAGTTTGATTGTGCGCTTTCGTCAACAAGATTACTTCCTACTGCTGTAACCACATATTCATGAGTTTCATATGTATCTGTGTTTGTACTACTTGATGAAGGTATATATCTAGAAACATTTACACCACCGGGTGCTGCTAACGGACTAGAAAAATTAATTGTTTTAAGTTCCCATTTTGTTGCGCTTAATCTTCTTAATTCTCTAGGTGCATGGTTAGGATGCACTAATGTCATAATGTCCGCAGATTGTACATAATGCACATCAAATAATTCTGCTTGTTGATATGGATGAGGTATTTCGTAAATATTAGGATTGGTTGGCATAGCATACCAATTAGCAGTATTTGGCGGTGTAACATTAGTATTTGCAGCATGGCAATAATAATTAACACCGTTATATAAAGCTATATCGCCAACTGCGTAAGTTGTAGAATTGCTCCATGCTGAACCATTGTTATAAAATAAAGTTTGGCCTTGTGTATGAAATCTAAAATACTCATTACCCATTTCTATTATCATTGTTTGCACTGTAGAAAAAGTAAAAGATAATAATCGTACAGCCTGATTACTGTTTTTTACTTCTCTTACAAACGAAAATCCCGGTCTGTTTTCTGCTGGCCCTTGTGGTTTTGCTACAAAATTACGCATTGTAGCTGCACCTTGTTGAAACTTGGCATCATCTATACGACCAAACATTTCTGGTGATATCTCACCCCCAGAAAAAGACCTAGAAAACGTGCGTGTAACTGGCATTAATTATCTCCCGGCTGTCCAAGGCACTATATGTTCTACCGTTATATCTCTATGTAAATTATCTGCTTGTTTTGCACTGGATAAATATCCCATCATCATTTGTGTACATCGTTTAGCTTCTGCCATACCTTGATCACCTTTTATTATTGGCCCTGCAAGCATTGATGCTAAATGCCAAGACAATGTAATAACAAATAAATCACTAAATATAGATGTGTCTGTAATTTTACTTTGATATCTAAGCATTGCATTTTCTTGATTGGTATATATTAAATCACCTTCTACTGCAAATTGTTGTGGTGTGTATTGTCCAGCTACAATTGTTGGTGCAAAGTTTGCTGTTAAATTACCGGGAGTATCACCAGCAGACATTCTTGTAGCGTAATCGTTTTGTGATGATGGAGATATTATTGCAACAGGAGACATCATGTCAGATGGTGCTATATATGCATAATCCCATTGATCAAGACTATTAGTAGTTAATGCAAGATTGCCACGCTTTGCTGCAAAATTCCATGTATGCATTGATAGCAAAGTGTTTCTTGCAATTGGATAAAACCGTGCAGCTTTTTCCGCTTGCGCTGATCCTTCTGGAGGATTAAGCGAAGCTATTGTTGCATCATCACCCAAATGCGCTAGGGCAAGGTTGCAAATATCTACTTCAGTTGCCATGTCATCTCCTAAAAAAAGAGGAGGTTAGCAGTATTACTACTAGCCCCCAAGTAAGAAAATAAGAAAACTAATGCCTACTTATTAGCTTCTACAAGTTGACTAATTAAAGTGTTTTTAGTTTGTCTTCTATCTAGTTCAATACCAATAGTACGACCATACACTTCAAGTTCTGCCTTAGTCATGGATTCGTAATCAACGGATTGAGTAGTTGGCTGAACATCTTCTGACGGTACGGTTGTGTTAGACGGCACAGGTAGATCAGATTCAGTTCCACCAACTAATTCAATATTACTATTTGACTCACCGTTGTACTCGAACTCATCACCAGCTTCTCGCATAGATTGGTCAACAAAGCACTTGATTTTAGCTCTATAAATAGGCATAGGTTACTCCTTATTAAGCTACGGTAAAGCCAGAAGCATAAAACTTCCTACCGTCACCGATTGTTTCTACAACGTCAGCAGTAACTTTACCAGCGTTAAATGTACCAGCAACTGTGTATCTAGCACCTAAGTACCTTTTACCTTTGCCAGCAATGTCTGGGTTAATGCGTACTACTACGTTCTTACCAACTGTAAGTGCTGCTGTAAGAATTGCATCGCTGCTTCCAACAACAACAGGACTTGATAAGTTAGCGTTGTCACTAATAACAACTTCAAACTTTACGCTTGTACCGTTTGCTAATGCAGTGGTAACAGCAAAGTTCATGTATAAAGCAGTACCTTCACCTACATCTCTAGCAACACCTAAATCAATAGTGTCAGTAGAAAAAGCAGTTGTAGTAATTGCTTGATCTTCGCTCACTCTGAGCAGTTTGTCTGTAATCATTTTAGATCTCCTATGTTAGTAAACTAATTAAACAACACGAGCTTCGTTGTTAATCAACGCATCAACTCTTCTTAGAGGTACTCCAAGGAATGATAAGTAGCTTTGTGCTGATCCAAACTGTGATAGACCTTCTTGGATAGCCAATACAG